AGATCATTTCTGGACCATGCATATCATATTATTGATACTCACTTCGATTACTCTAAGATTATTATCCACACGGTGGAAGAGTTCCTGGCTACGTGGAATCAACCGCTCTGGAGAATTAAAGAGCTTCGGGATATCCTGGACTCAGGGATTCCTCTTGACGATGTTCGTGTACTACAGAAGATTGCATCCTTCCTTAAAAGAGAGTTTAAAGCTTATACCAGTTCACATGAAGTTCTTCACACGGATGCAGGAGTTTCACATAGGATTGACGACGACCGAGTTGGCTCGGCGCCCGAAGAAGCTCTTGAGAATCCAACGAAGGATAGAGGTGTTCCTGCTCTACACAGAGGAGAAGTGGAGAGTCCGTTGTGCGATCCTGCTGCTGGAGATCCTGAGTTTGGACCTAGTGGCCTTGTCAAGGCGCCTCGGCTTATCAACGCACGTGCAGACGCAGCTAAACTACTGTTCGGATCTATCGGACAGGCTGTGGACTCAGTTGTCTTTAGCAACATCCATTTCATTAAGAAGGTTGCGTGGCATCTTAGAGTTCGTACGATCAAGAAGAGGCTTGTCCGTTCTGGGCTGCTTTATCATAATCTTGATTATACTAGCTTCGAGTGCTCATTTGGCAAAGAGTGGGTTGAAAAGATCGAGTGCTATTTCCTCGACAAGATTGCCGACTTCTGTCCCAAGTTTATGGACTTGGTCCAAGGCATTCTTGGACCGACCCTGGCAGGAATCCAGAAAATTCGTAACATCTTCTACCGGGCGCTTGTGGAAGCAACTCGGATGTCGGGTGAAATGTTTACCAGCTCTTTCAATGGACTGGCAAATTATATCCTCGTTACGTACTTGTATGGAGACTACTTGTTCGACTTCTTCCTCGAAGGAGACGACAATATCCTTGCCTGCACAGCAGAGCCCCCCGATATTGTCAAACGAGCTGCCTCTCTGGGGTTTCATCTTAAGCTTACTAGGCTTGCCTATCCTGGCGATGCTAGCTTCTGCGGTCTCGTATTCTGTGAGGAATCGGACCACCCAATCAGAGATGCCGGTTACATCCTGGCCAAATTTGGATGGACTGATCCAAGATATCATGGATCAGGAACAAACCTCAAGCGACGACTCTTGAGAGCTAAGGCTCTCTCACTAGGCTAG